AGTAAACAATATGATTATTCTTGGTGGGGAAATGAGGGTTGAATATGACTAATTTTACTGATATATTAGGGTTCTCCCATTACATAGTTTTTAAAGGGTATAAATCCTATTTTGTTTTAGCACCTGCTATTAAAGTACATCAAATGTTATCTAATGACCTATTTTATTATAATAAACATTACGATATGTATTATAACGAAAAATGTAAAATTTTTAGATTTGATGGAAACCTACAGCATTTACTAAATACTTTACCTTATTCATTCAAAGGAGCAATCTAAAATGGCTTTTTACGGAAAATCAAAATATAACACTTATCGCAAACGTTCTTACAATTTAACAGACAGACAAAGAAGACTATACGCTCAAGATATGCAGGATTTAGAAAATTATCTACAATCTACAGACTTCTCTTATTCTTCTTCCCTTGATTCAATATACAAGAATTATACAGATTTTGAGCTTAGATTATCCAACCACTCAGCAGATAACAAGTATCATGGTATTTATACTTCTTCTACTCTTCTTGTAAATGTACGTTGTTCTAAGCTCGCTTATCGTGAGTACATAGAAAAGAAAGTACCAGCTATCTTAAATCTGCTTAAAACATTAGACTTAACAAAATACCGCTATATCAACATAGTAAATGAACAAGTAAATTGTTACTTAAAAGGTTATAAAACAAAAAAAGAAAAATTTTCAATAAGTTATTGACAAACATTAAATAGTATGTTATAATTACCTCAAATTAAAGAAAGGACAACCAATCGTACAATGGAAATCAAAAATAAACAAGAATTACTTGAATATATCGCTTCACTTGAGGAGCGTATCAATTCTTTAGAAAATCCTAAGGATGGAGACGGTGACGGAAAAGTAAACGAGGACGAACCAAAGGACGAATCTAAAGAAGATGATATTGATGAAATCGAAAAATTATTAGAAGATTAGAAAGGATATATTAAATGAACCCTATTGAAGAAACTCAATATGTACCCAACTTTATGACTTCAGATTATTCAGCTTCTAAACTGGATAAATCTAACGAACTCAACGAAACTATGACAGTCAAGCCTAGCGCACCAGACGCGTTGGAAACCAAAATTAAAGGAGGACTTGCTTAATGCCTTCACAAAAACGAGCAATTGCACAAGCAACACAATCAGCAATCTTACAATTTAACAACGATACCCAAAATTCATGGAGTTTCGGTGCTAACTGGAATAATCAAGGGACAAGCTTTGAAACCTTTGTAAACAACTACTTATTCCCTAAACTAAACGAAACCCTTATTGTTGAAACCGTTAACGGAAATCGCTTTGACTTCTTAGCAAAAGAGGTTGACTTCATTGGTCAGTACTCAGAAGAATACGTGATTCTTGATTCTGTACCTATCTCAATGGACTTGACTAAATCCGCTGAACTTATGCTTAAGCGTAATTATCCACGCATGGCCTCTAAAATTTATCAACAAGGTATTCTAAAGAAAGTTAAATTTACCCTCAACAACAACGATTCCCGCTTGAATTTTGCGACAATCGGAGACGCTATTAAGTATGCTATCTCAGTATATAAGAAAAAAATCTCAGATATCAACGTTGCGGAAGAGGCAGAATACAAGGCAATGCTACTTGATTACTCTCTCAACTTTACAGCAGACAAGCGCACGGTTTCATCAATGCAAGGCCTATTCCAAGAGCTTTCCAAAGCTATCTTAAATCTTCAAAATAACTCTGCTAAACACAACGAAACAGCAACAGCCTCAGGCGGTGCAATCGGTCGCTACACGACTACCTCAAAACTAAATGATTTACTAATCGTTACCACTGACGAAGCTAAAGCGTATCTCCTTGATACCAAACTAGCGAATACTTTTCAAGTTGCAGGAATTGATCTATCATCTAAAATAATTTCTTTTGATGACTTAGGCGGAACTTACAAAACTAAAAAAGATATCAAGGTTACTAAAAAAATCAAGGAAGGTTTGGAAGCAATGGGAGACTATCAAGTCGAAATTGATGATACAATCCCTAAAGCAACCATCTTTACTTTTGACGTAACTAGCCTCTTTGACTCTGGAGACATTGAAGAAATCAAACCAACAGGTGAGTTTTTCGCAATGCTATTTGATGTTCGGGGCTTACGCTACAAACGTTGTACGAAGGGTATGCTTAAAGAGCCGTTCTATAATGGTGAATTTGACGAGACTACTCATTGGATTCACTACTATTCTATGAAAGCAATTTCTCCATTCTACAACAAAGTTGTAATTACAACAGCTTAAACTTAACTAGCTACCAACTTTTTCTTTAAACTTTTTTCATCTTAGGGTAGGGTATGAAAACCCTATCCTATTTTTTAATGTAAATAGAAAGGAGTATGAATGTATCCAGATGGATTACAAGATGATATTACTTTAAAAATATATCAAAGAATTGAAGAACACCGAAACAATTTTCACACGATTATGTTTAATCGCTATCTTGAATTTCTACCCTTAACAATTTCTTACGAACATACAGACGAACACTTAATAAATAAGGTTCGCCTTGAAAATATTTTACGCTCAGGCTATGGCGCTGTAATTGGTGAGCTTACAACAGGTAAAATAGGCTTACTCGGTTACATTGTTACTGAAAAGAAAAATCCTCTTGCAACTTTTGTAAATTTAGAAAAGTATAATCAAAATGATATTACTTTTATCTTGTCACCTGCTCTTCTTTTGCCAAAATACGAAGAAATTTCGGACATTGATAATTATGAAAACGGTAACTTTATTGTTATTTGGAACAAACCTCTAAATTATAATAATGACTATTCTATTGTTAAGCATTATGTGGACGAATTAACAGAAATTATCGTTTCTCGATTCTCCATTATAATGCAGTCTAAAATTAACACGTTTCTACGAGATGAATTTGGTTCTGAGGATATGAGCGAAATAGCTTCCGATCTCTACAATGGTAAACCGTGGATTAAAACAAGCTCAAAGTTTGACCCTGAAGAGCATATTATCAGTATCTCAAATACTGCATTTGTTTCAGCTCTAACTGAGCTTAAAAGAACTTACCAAAATATTATATCAGAATTAAACTCAATGCTTGGACTAAACTCCCTCGGTGTTGATAAAGAAAGCGGTGTATCTCAAACCGAGGCCAATTCTAACCGCTCATTCAAAAAAGCGAATGAAAATATTTATCTACGCTCAAGAAATGAACAGCTTGAAAAATTAAATGCTAAATACGGTACGCATTTTCATGCTGAGTACGTTGATAGCATTGTGAAAGAGCTTTCATCACTTGAAAAATTGGAGGTGATAGAAAATGGCTAAAACGACCACTTCTTTATATTATATTATCTGCTCTCAACTTTTGAACAATGGCTATAATGAATTTATCTCAGAAGATGGCAACCAACTATCTTTCTTTGACCCGTCTCGGCGCGTGATGGGTGCTATCTGTAACTATGATAATTTAGATATCAGGTTAGCTTGTCAACAGACCATCTTTTTTGGTCTATCATTTCTTGGGGTCAAACGTCTAAGATTTGAAAAAGAATTTATTAACCGTTTTCTAAACCGAAACATTAAATTTCAGACATATGAAACAGCAAGAAACTTACTTGTACAGTACGCCCTCCAAAATAGTGAAATGCTAACCGCTATTTATTCAGGTGAAAACTTTATCCAATCTAAATCTGAAAGCTCTTCCACTAATGCTCAAAATTCTGAAAGCAATTCTAAAAACGCTTCACTATTTACAGACCTCCCGCAAGATAACGTAAATGTAAATTTAGATGAAAACACTCTAAACTATGCAACCAACAAAACTATCTCAAAATCAAACAACAGTGGTAACACGTCTGGAAATACTTCTTCTACATCAACAGCCTACAGCATAGATAACATGTCAAAACTCTATGAATTTAGAGAGAAAATGTTTTCAGATTTAGACAAGCTCTTATTTTCTCAACTTTACTAAGAAAGGACTTAACAAATGGCAGACATTCCAGAAAATCAAGAAACCCCTGAAACTAATCGTCTACCTGACGACTTAGACCAAAATATCAGACCGCAAGACAGTCACTATCACCCTTATTATGGCTATCCTGGGGCTTATCCATACTTTAACGGGTCATATGAGCCTTGGTATGACGACCGAAAGGACTACAACACCAACGCACCATCATACTATGACTATCTAGCTCATAGAAACTTTAATTTAAAAGTCATGATTGACTTTATTAACAAACTTGCTAGACGCAATTTAAAAACATCTGATACTTATTCAATTTCCATGAAAAAAATTGGTGATTGGATACAGGACGAAAGAACTAAAAAATCTAGTGATCTTATCACTCTCAAAGCTGACCTCATTTTGTCAAAAGTCACCCAAAGAAAGGCATTTGGCACAAAGTCTTATGATGTGCCTAACGCTCTTAGCGTATTACAAGATGGGACATATGCTCCAGATTATGTAAACGTGTTATCTGACATGGTTGCACAAATTGAAGAAATCAAAAAGCTAAAAACCCCTGAACCTCCAAAATTGCCTGACTTCGACGCAATTATTACCGAAAAGGTAAACAAGGCTGTTAAGCCTATCTCCGAAAAAGTAACAGCTCTTGAAACAAGAGTCCAAACATTAGAAACAGACATGGGTCTTGTTAAGGGTGCTCTTACTAAAATCATTAATGACCTTAAAGGATCTGGCGCTTGGGTTGGTAACTTTGCTGGTGATATGGTTTCAGGACGACATATCGCAACCGGTAACATAAATCTCTTCGGTGGTCGTCCTGATGGCTTTAGCTTTATCCGTACTAATGCAGGTCAAACAAATAATGACGTTACGATTGGAGCTGATTAACCATGCCAAAACAATACGAAATTGACGGTAAGGTTACCGTCACTCAAAACGCAACTTTACTACGTACCGAGAGAGAAAACAATCTCTTTCGGGCCGTCTTTGAAAACCGTATCAACACGGGACAAGTAGCTGTTTATAATGTTGATTGCTTTGCGGATATCCGAAACGTTACTCAGTCAGCGGAAGGAACTATTGAGCTTGACTTCTACGGCATAACGTCCGTAAGGGCTTACACGACCAAAGCAACAGGAACAACTGGCTATCGGGTCGGTTTAAAAATGTGGGGTGATACAAATAACGATAGTAACCTAAATCTAATCTATCAACATGAAGTTGACCTAGGGGACGCATTTGATACAGGGGTTAAAGCTGTAAACGGTTCAAAACCTGTTCATTTAGTCATACCAGCGGGTGAAAAACGGGAAATACCCCTGCGTCGGGTTGTACGTTGGCTTGCAACCGCTCAAGTATCAAATGATGAGTTTTATATGGATGTGGGCGGATTTATTATCAATCCCATTGAATTTTATGTTCCTGGCGCGATCAGACAAAATAACCGTCACCGATCACTAAATGACAATCCAGCTAAAAAAATCCTGAAACGTAACACCTCATGGATTGATGTATCTAAGGAAAATATAGCAACTAAATTACAACCAAACAAAGGTAAAAACAGACTTCGACTTGATGGGGTCTGGAAACAAGCCCCTATTACAATTAGCAGATAAAAGGAGAATATACTATATGGTACAAGAATTTACTAGAAATGTAAAAAACGTGAAACCAACTCAAGAAACTAATCACGTTGAATTTATGGACGTAAACGACCTACTTTCAAACAATAAAGATTGTTTTATCAAAAAACCAAATGAAAAACTTCATTGTTTAACTGACGACATCAAAACGATTGAATCAAGTAACCAGCTTATCACTGTCCAACCTGACAAAGAGAATAACAAGGTCACCCTAACCGCTAAATCTGACCCAACCAAAGAAGACCGTCTCAAATCTACAGATAATTCCATTATCGTTAACCGTGTAGGTGGTCAAACAGATCTATTAGTTAACAAAAAACGTGTCATTTTTACCAACAATTCAGAATCTTTAGTCGTTGTAATTGACTACGGACTGCAAATTATTCAAGTCTTTTCAATCGGTCAAATAACTTACGCTCCTAATCCAACAACTCCACAAATATTTACAACAAACACTGTTTACAATCCAGTAAATATCGTGACTAACTCCCTCGAAATTTCAGGAAATACCCTAAAATTTAAGGAAGTAAACGCTGTACCAGTAAATACAACCTATGGTATTAATGGTTGGGTGATTAATATTGATACTCAACCTAAACAAGCAACACCTAGACCACCAATGCAACCACCACAATAAAATTAAGCCTATTTATATAGGCTTTCTTTTTAAAAATATACCTAACTAGAGGTACTAAAATATGAAACTAACAAAATTTACTCTATATAAAAATACTCCTTTTGTAAATATGCAAAATACCATTCATTTTGAAACCAACGAAGAGCGGGACGCATATTTCAAACAATATGACCGTTATCAATTCAACGGAAATTTTAACTTTAGGAAAGACCGTGGAGTTATCAACATTTCAGCAACTTATGAAGAACTAATTGGTTTTAACTATTGTAAGTTTATTGATGGATTTGATGAGCAAACATACTATGCCTATATCATAGGTCAACAATATATCAATGATGGAACAACTAAACTAGACCTTCTTCTTGATGTTGTCATGACCTACACTCAGGGAAACGTCTTGGAAACCATTGGAGCAATGGACGTACAGCGTATGCACCTAAACAAGCTAAATTATAACAATCGTTTGGAAATGCTCCGAACTAATAACGATATACCCGCTACGACCACGCAACGATATATCAAGCACCAGTCCGAACTCTTCGGGGATACTTACGTACTTATCCAGTCCTCAGTAGATTTTAAAGAAGACTTTGGAACAGAAAAGAAACCAACCATGAAAACCTCTACGGGTGGCACGTTTGACGGGGTGACTTCACCCGTAAATTTATACGTTGTAGAACGGGAACATTTCACGGCCTTTACTATCAATATGAAAAAATATCCTTGGATCATGCAAAATGTAATGAAATGTACGATTATACCACAAAAGTTTCTTTCTGATGGTTCATTAGAACAATTTACAACATCAAGCGGTTTTGACAAAATCTACAAACTCCGCAATAATGCTACGTCTACTAATTACGCTTCTGAAATATCACTTTCTAAAGATGAACTAATGCAACTCTTTACCCTTGACCCTGATCAAGAGAAGCACCTACTCCGAACGGGTATAGGAACTGTAGAGCTAACCGATTATAGAGGTCAAACCATGGCTTTTGACTTAGGAAAACTAGAACAAGTCAAATTAAAATTTAATATTATAGTAGGTTATGCAAATGAAGTACGGGTTACGGCCGTGGGATACGGGGATAGGACTTTAAACGGTAAAGGCTTTCACTTTAATTTTAGCCTAGGGTTTGATAACTTCGACGATATGCCGATTATGATAAATACTGGTGACTTGGCAAAAGCAAAAAGCGCGTACAGTCGAGAACTTGGAAATTCTCGGACAATTTCAGGACGATTAAATAAAATCACTGGAAATAATTCAAGTGTAGAAGATAGGATTTTCAACGGTCTTTCAGTATTTTCTGATGTTTTTGCAGGTGGTCTAGCTTCTGCACCCTCAAAAGGAGCTGGATTGTTTGCTAACGAATACGAACATTACAGAGACCAAAACGCCCAATTTGCAGAAATGGCCCTCAGTACACCTACAGTAACAAATCAAAGCACAGGAAACTCATTTTTAGTTAAACAAAATGAGTGGGGCTTACATTTAAAAGTTAGTAAGGTCTCAGATGTGGAATTGTCTAAGGTCAGACAATACTATAATATGTTTGGTTATGAAATCAACGGTAGAGAATTTATTAATATATCAAGTAATGAGCGTTGTAACTGGTTACAATTTACTGGTAACTGGTCGCTTCCTAATGTTGATGTCGAAAGTATGAACATTTTAAGAAACTTGCTAGAAGGTGGTGTTCGTTTCTGGCATTATCGGGGCGGTGAGTTTGGTAGAAATCCTATGAGATTTGACTACCTAGAAAGTAACATCATGGTAAAATAATATGCCTAAATACAAAGATTATGAAACAGACCAATATACAGCATTTTTAAAACAGCCATACTCTAATAACTATGGCATTTCAGAAGAAAGAATTGCTGACTGGTTTATGTCACAGGCAGGGGCTAGGCCTGTCATAACTTCTTATGGTGTAAACCGTAGCAACTTATTATCTACCTATATTCCTAGATTAAAACAGATGTTAGGAGGATATGTATTTTTTCTATGCTATACTGTAACCGAGGGAGGTGGTGCTGGTAACTGGATAAATCACTATGCAAGTGATACCTCTACCTCAGGCTTACAATGTTTAATAGATGATTGTAACTACTTGTTACGAATTTCTAAGGAAAATCACCCCGTAGCCATGTCAGCCCCTGAGGTATTTCAACCTGCACAAGAGGATGTGCCCGGAAAGGCTCAACAAGTCTATAATAGTATGTCCTCTAATATGATTGGTAAAATATTTATGCCTTCAACAATGGCTGGTAATGCTTGGGTCTATGCTACACAGTGGTGTATCAATAATCAAGGGCCACAACCTTACGTCTATTTTGGTAATCCTTACGACCAAATAATTAGGGCTATAAAATCAACAGGTGCAGACCCGTTTAAAGCTGGTAGTCAAACACCGTCAGGGCCTGATCCTGATAAAAAGAATACTAGAAATGTAGAAAAAGGAGACTTGTTTAGTCAAATCGCTGAACTGGTGGAGGGTCTAAAGAAAGGAGTGAGTGAAATCTTTGATAATCAATGTTACGACTTGTCAACACATAGATATTATTATACTAACAGGGTAATCACAGTAGAGAGAACTTATAATAATACGGTTAAAGTTGGGTTAGATGATGAATATTTGAACACGTTATTTAATAGTATAACGGAACTAATCACAAAAAATAATAGTGGTAATCAATCTTCTACTACCAAAGACAAGTCAAGTCCTCAAGTTGGAAAACCGTCAGGTGGGCAAAAGACCGACATCATGGCTAAGGTAGGTGCTGTTAGAAATCTACAAGGTCAAAAAGTAGGTGACGGACAATGCTACGCATTGACAAGCTGGTATGTTACAAGCATTAGTCCCGGTTACAATATTAGTAAAAGCCTAGGGCCTATCCCTCCCGGTTTCGCAATAGGTGACATTTTAAGGGCTGGTAATATTGGAAGTGGTTTCAACTGGGAAAGTATTGGCTGGAAGGTGAAAGAGGGACGAAATGAAAATATTAGAATTGGGGATATTTTTAATGTTGCTTCTTATGCTGGGGGTATCTGGCAGACAGGGGAATACGGACACACTGGTATTGTAACTGGACTAGATGATAACAATGTGGAAATTACAGACCAAAATTACAACTATGGGCCTGTTAGCATTAGACAATATCCTAGGTCTCAATTTATCCAAAATATCACCAGTCTTATTTCCCCTCCATAAAACAAAAAAACCTAGCTACAAGCTAGGTCTTTTGTTTTATTTTAATTCTTCAACTGGTGTAGCTTCTTTAATTGATTTAGCGATCAGCTCGGCGTTATCATTACGTGATTGAATAAATGCAGTAAAGTCAGCGTCCGCAAGGCTTAATTCAATAGCGCCAATCCTAATTAGCTCATGAACTGTACTCATGTCATGTACACCGAATGGAACACCTTCAACAATTGCCACATATCCTTGCTTTCCAGAATGTGAACGCACTACATAATTTTTCATATATTCTTCCTCCGTTTGTTTAGTTTGAGTTTCTTTAGTTTCAGGGTTTTCATTGTCATCTAATAAGACAATGTTTTTGTCAAGCCCTCCCTGCAAGGCTGTTGATGTGAATTGCCAAAACCGAATACCGTCCATAGCTGGGAAAACTCCCCATATTCCCTCAGGTGTAGGCCTTACCTGATAATCAGCATAAGACGCTATCCATAGAGAATTAGGAAATTCTGCTAAAATTGCCTGAACATCTACATAAGTAAGCGTGTATGGTTTGTATGAATAGTAAAGAGGTGTATACCCCGCTTCTTTACATTTACGCATAAAATGTAAAATAGCTTGTGTGTTTGCCTGCACACTTTGGGATGCGTCATCCTCATAATCACAAACCAGATATTTCACGTCTGATTTAGGAAGTGTACTAAGGAAGTATTCAACTTCTAAATTAGCTTGGGTTAGGTTTCCTCCAAAGCGGGCGAAGTGATAAAACCCTATACAGTTAGACGTAGCGACTTGCTGAGGAGCTAGGTTATTATAGTACCACGTTCCCTCAGTGGTTTTTATAATCGTGTTAGATGTTCCTGCTTGCTGACAAATAGCCGTTAGGTCGCCCGCTTGCCAGCCTGAAACATCCAAAAAATAATCATCCTTTTTCATTGTCAGCCTCTCCTAGCATGGTCTCATATTTACGAATTTCACGGTCAATACGATTTTTCAAAAATTTAGGGACGTAAACGCCCATAACCCCTAAATTTTCAAGAATTGATGTGCCATAAGTCAACATGACAAGAGCAAGTAAAGCCTGTGCAATCACGATAATATTAAAGTAGTAACCGATATAGATTAGAAAAGCGTAGAATATAAAGGTGCTTGTGTGCTTGATGACCCCTTTTGTGCCAATGTCGGAGCTTGTGACTTTCCATTTCCAAGATTTAAGATAGCCCGTGATAAAATCGGCTATGATAAGAAAAAGGAAAATCCAGAGCATTTCATTTTTTGAAAGTAAAATCATTGCTTTTAGTAGCATTGTTTCACTCCTTTCTTATTTTGTTAATAATATTGTAACACAAAAAGGAATTTATTTCAATTCCTTTTCTAAGATTTTTTTGAAAGCGTTTGAATCAAGGAGGAAGTAATAGATAGAGTAGTCGCCTTGCGGTTTTTTGGGGATAAAGTCACGGGCCGAGATAGTGCCGAGTTCAGTTTCTACATAGAGAAGCTCGTTTTCAAGTTCTGATTCTTCTTCGTTGACGTATCTAGAGACTAGAGATTGGATTATTTCTTCTTTGATTTGTTCGTTTTCTAGGAAATAGGAAACAGGGTAATCGTGACCTTCTTCTAGGTTGGTAAAAGAGTTGTAAATAGATATGGTGTTCCACTCGTTACGGATTGATCGGGTGTTGGGTAGTTTTACGCCTTTAGAAAATTGGGATTTGATGAAGGTTTCAAATGGCATGTTAGTATTAAACATAGATTTACGGATACCGCCACAACGGAACTTGATTTTTGAGTTTGATAGGTAGCAGTATTTTTTGTGATTTAATATGTAGAATTTTTCAATAGAAGTATTTTCTATATCCCATTTGCCCAAGTTCATTTTATGGAACATATCAGAAGGCATATATTTATATGCTCTTTTATCTAGGTATAGGCTGTCAGTGTCACAGTACCAAAAATAGTCATCTATTAGATGGGATGGGATATGTTTTAAAGGTGAGAGAAGATTATAGAAGGCATAAGCCGTTACGCAAGCAGAAAATACAACGTTTCTTTCTTTGTTTTCAAAGCCATTTAAGATATTATAGATGTCACCTTTTTTGTTACGCCTGAAAAGATTGAAGTTAGCACGAAGGGCTGGGATCCCATAGATACCATTTAGAAGAACCTTTGACCCTGCTACTTCGTCAGGTGAGAATAGTTGGGTATTTGGTGTATCTGTTAAAGTGATATTTTCGGGATCGTGCATAATAATTTTGTTGGACTGCTTGCCTTGGGTCTTAATGTAATAGTTTTCAGACAAAACGTCACGAGCGCCGAAGTAGTAACATTCAAAGGTTGTGAAAGAGGTAACATAGATAAGGGAAAAATCTAGGTTAAAAATTTCACGGATTAGTTTAATAATAATGGAAGAGATATATACTTCCCCATCTTTAGATGAATAGTATTTCACAAGCATTTGTCGGAAGATTTTAGAGGGGATTTTAGATAGTAGGGTATTAGCTTCTTCAATAGGAATTGTGAAAAATGTTACGTATTTTTCATCATCAAGGTTTAATCGTAGTTCGAACTGTTCTTTTTGTTCGTGGTACGTAGTAAGAAATGTAGGTAGAGGGAAATGATACATAACGTAAGGATAAGAACTATTAATGTCGAATGAGATACCATCATATAAAATTTCTCCTAAATATTTATGGTTGTAAAAGTTTAGTCCACCTTTGTAAAAACGGTTAAAGTAATCGAAAAGGTTTAGATTGTGAAAGTTGTAGTTTGTATAGGCAAGTGATTTTTTACCTACTTTTTTCAAAAGTTGGAAAGTTGCTAGGTTGTTTATGGAATATTCTTTTTTGATGTTTGATGTAAAGGTGAACTCATTATAATCAAAGCCGAAGAATAGGGTAGAGTAGTGCTTGAAGCATAAAGCAAGAATGATTACATCATTACGGATATATGTAAGTTGGTCATCATCAAGTGAGTTAAAGATTTCTGCTGAGTATATGGGGATATATTCAAGTGCAATATCTTCATCTAAATCATATTTAGTATAGTCAAATGATGTTTTGAGATATTCTGGTGTGATTAGGCCCTTATCTTGTAATTTTTTGCCAATAGTTGCAATCGAAGCGTTCGTTTTTACAAAGTTATCAATAGATTTAAAGTAAAATCCGTTTAAAAATATATCAAATTCAACGTTATTAGATGTTTTCACCCTTTTTTCTAAGATAGTACCGTTTTTATCAAATTCATCAAGGGAGGATAAGGCTACAGTATTTTTATTTTCAATAGCATTTCTGATGTAAGCGTTTTTTATTTTAACGTGTGGGAAGTCTCTACAAGTTTCAAATATTTGAAAATGGTTATCATATTTATTGCCATTGTGGTAAACCATGTTATAAGTAGCTTTTTTAGAACCGTGATCAAAAATAAGTGTATAGAAATCTTTGAAAGAATTACAAATAAAATAGTCTGGAAAATCCTTATTTTTTAAGAAAAAGGCTACAGCAACAGAAAAAGAAAAACTATGATACAAATGAGGGTATTTTTTACCTACAGCTTTGTTTACTGTAGCGGTTTCAATATCACAAAACAAATAGACATTAGATTTTTTTCTATTTTCTTGTAAAAATTGAATAAAAATACTTTCATTTACCATAGTTATTCATACCTTTTTGCTAAATTAGATAAGAAGTTTGAATATTCTCGCTTCTTGTATACGGTTTCAGATGTTACTGTTTGAGTTGGTTCGGACATACATTTAAAAATATTTAACGTCATTAGATTTTCATTGCGTTGAATAAAAGTACGTGAAAAACTGTCCTTGAAAAGAAATAAATTTTTTTCATAGTGCTTTTTAAAACGATTTGAAAAATAGTTAGAAGTTAGAAACATTTTTTCAGATGTTTCATCTTCAAGATTAAGGCAATATTTTTCTTCACCGTTTAAAGATTCTATTGATAGAACGTATGTATCATCATTATAAATGCAATATAATGCCCTATTGTCTCCTATATCAATCCTAGCATATTGAGCGTTAACTTCTAGTTTAGCATAATCATTATCATTAGTCAATAGATAATTTGAGAAATTGAATTGCCCTGAAACGTTTGCATCTTCTTCGTCGTTAAATGCCCGAAGGTTTTTGGTTGCGTTAACGTTATCATTGCGCCTTAATTCTAAAAGAATATTTCGGTATTGTTGGATTGTGTTTATTTCCTGATTTTGTAGAGCTGAGAATAATTTTAGTTCAGGAAGTAAAGGGCTTTCAAAATTAACTGGATTTCCTAGTAAAATGATTTTAGGGAAAACGATATAATCACGATCTTCTAATCGGTCTATAGAGCGGTATATCATTTGTAATTTTCGGTATTCATTATGCACATAGTCCCGTGATTCTGCTAAAAATTCATCATAGACGATAATTGGAAAGAATTTCAAAATTTGTGAGGCAAATTTCAAGTCTGAGGCATTATTCAAGTCAGTTATGAGTGCGATTTCTTTCTCTCCTAAACCACAAATAATATAATCATCAGTATTTCTAAACCATAGTTGGGAAGCGTCCGCCCAATTGAGAGTTAGTAGAATTTCTTCTATTAATTCCTTGACCCGTTGTTGTAAGGTATAGTGACGGACTACAAAGGTTACGCCAATATCAAGATGATATGAGAGGTATAAGAGGGCTGATGGGTAATTAAAAGATTTACCATCTCCACGATTGGTAATGGAAATATAGTAGTCTAGCTCTGTATCACAAAGACGGTCTAAAAGTTCCAGTTGGTTATATTTTGCTGGTAGGTAATTGGTTTTGTATTCTTTTAGTTTCTTTAGATAGGTTTTAGTTTGCTTGTCATGTTTTTTAGGGTTTAGTTTCTCTAGTAGTTTCATGATTTACCTTTCTAAGTTAGCATAAAATACAAAGTTTAACCCGTATTTTTGTTTATTACCCCAGCGGTCTGTAATATTCTCTACTTGTTCTAAATACCATTTTATTTTATCAAATAATTGTTTGATTGATTTTACATTTTTTGTGATATATTCTGAGAGTGATTTACCTGATAGAGAACCATGTATATTTTCAGTTAGCCCCCGAATATGTAAGGCTATGTGTGTATCCGTTGCGAATCGTTCTGCTTGATCGTTAAATTGGTTTAAGCGGTATAGTAGGTCATTATATTTTCCGTTAAGGATAGAGCGACAATCTATATATGATAAAGGCTGTTGTATCACGATAGGAGCTGAGAGCCATTCCCCGAGGTAAAACTCAAGATGTTTGATGGTAGAGTTGACTAGCTCAAGGTTTGTTACCTTGGTTGTTTCAAAAATGATTGTTCGGGAATTGTTGGATAATTTGAAAGTGTTTGCATTAATAGGATTTAAAGACTTAGCACCCTCGTTACTAAGCCTTTCAAAATCCCGTTGCGCTAGGTTTTTTATTTTTGATATGTGAGGGTTAACGTAGCGAACCATGATTATTTACCGATTAAGTCAGCAAATGGATTGGTTTGTTCAACTTGTTTCAATTCTTCAATGTCATCAAGTAAGATGGCATTGATACGAAAGAAGTCATTCTTACCTTTTCCACCTTTAACTTTAATGATTGAGAGAACAACTTCTGTATCAGTAAATAGGTTAGGTGAATCGACTTCCTCCATACTTTTAGGATCAACAGTAGTAGTAGTGAATGGTTTTTCGATAACAGAACCATCTTTAAAGTAGATTTTAACACCTTTAACAGCTTTACAGATAAAGTAAGGTTTACCGTCTTTATCTTTCGGTGTGTACTCAGTCATGCCTAGTTCTTCTAGTTCTTTAATTTTAGCTTTGTCTGATACGTGGAAATAAACCGTTTTTGTTGGTGTTTCTTGCTTAAAATCTTCATCTTGTTTATTAGATGTAGCTGTGATAATCGCTGGTACGATAACATTTGTAAATTGTTCATCTTTTTTAGTTGTTTTAGTCATAGTGTTTATTCTCCATTTTCTTTATTAGTGATATAGTTGTATAGTGATAAGTATTTAGCGACTGTTAGGTTTTCATATTTTGAAAGACCTGATTTTAATTTACGCAAGTATGATTCTGAAATATCTACTTCACGGGATAATTTAGTCAAGTTTGCATTATTTACTAACTCCTTAATTTTGTCTAATTTATCTAGCATGTTCATTAATCACCTCCTTTCAAGGTTAAGAGAAGCGATAGTATCAATGTATTTATTATACTATCTGCCTTATAAATTGTAAAGCGTTTATCGATTGTTACTTGTAAATGTGTAGTATCTTTAATGATAGAGTATAAGTAATAACTACCGTGATTGACTACGTGCAAATTGAACTTGTAAGTAGGTGAGTAGTATTCTTGAAAACCTGGTAGGTTATCTGTTTTTTGAAGGTTGAATTCATTTATAATCATTTCTGACACCATTTTATAAGTCTCCGTATGAGTAGTCAAGGTATGTTAGGAAAAAGTCTATATCTGATAAATAGAAGCGTATTTCAATATCTGAATAGATGTTTCCTATCTGAATATAAGATCTATAGATATTTTTATCTGATTGAGGTATATTGTGCTTATGTATCAAGTGGTTTAGGTGATAGGTTTCATATACCTTAACAGTTTTAGTTGAATGATTAATCAATAATCCAGCTTTTCCTTGCATAATTAACCTCCTTCTTAGATATATTAATAACCTGATAGTCATAAATCTTGGTTCTATATAATCTATTAAAAAATTCTATATAATCTCTAATAACAGAACCATATCTTCTATACTTTGGTATAACCATTTCTATCTCAAATGTACTAAGTTTACCAGTTACTCCTTCTTGATAAAATAAAACTTTTGCTACTTTCATTTTTTCTTTTATC